TTATCTCCCACAGCATTAGAGTCAGCTTACGAGTGGTATACATCAGGTCCAAGACAGCGTTTACAACCTGGTGGTAAGATTGTGTTAGTTATGACTAGATGGTCTACAAAAGATTTAACAGGTATGTTGGTCAAAAATCAAAAAGAACCAAAGGCTGATCAGTGGCACGTGGTCGAGTTTCCAGCAATCATGGACCACGGATCAAAGAACGCTAAACCTGTGTGGCCTGAGTATTGGAAGTTAGAAGAATTAGAAAAGGTTCAAGCAACACTGCCCACGGGCAAATGGAATGCACAATGGATGCAGAATCCTACAGCTGAAGAAGGTGCAATACTAAAACGTGAGTGGTGGATGAAATATACCGGTGAAGAGATCCCACAGTTACAACACGTTATACAGTCTTACGATACCGCATTTTTAAAAAAAGAAACAGCAGACTACTCAGCTATCACTACTTGGGGTATATTTTATCCAAATGAAGATAGTCCAGCCTGTTTAATATTGTTAGATGCGGTCAAAGGCAGGTACGAGTTTCCAGAATTAAGGAGATTAGCTCTCGAACAATACGACTATTGGAAACCTGAGACGGTTATCATCGAGGCCAAGGCATCTGGTCTGCCACTGACATACGAGCTGAGACAGATGGATATACCGGTGGTAAACTTCAGTCCATCAAAAGGAAACGACAAGCATGCCCGTGTAAATGCTGTTGCACCTCTGTTCGAATCTGGTATGATATATGCGCCTGAGCAGAAATTTGCAGACGACGTTATCGAGGAGTGTGCGGCTTTCCCTTACGGCGATCATGACGATCTGGTCGATAGTACGACACAGGCGATCATGCGATTCAGACAGGGAGGTCTGATCGGACACCCTGAAGACTACATCGACGAAAAGGTCGAGCAACGTAAAAGGAATTATTATTAATGAGCCCATTTTTAAGATTTTTAGCTGCAGCCAGATCTCTTGCAAATCAAGGTATGTCTAAAGAAGCTATCGAACAGTTTGCAAAAAATGAATTTGGTAAAATAAACACCCTGATGCAAAAACAAATAAATAATATTTTTAAACCAAGTAAACCTATAAAACCAAAAGATCCTGACTTTGATGATACAGTTAAAAAATTACCTTACGATGATCAGGGCAAACCTTTTAATCCAAAAGATCCTTTAAAAGATTATTCTAAAAAAGCAGAAGGCGGTATTATGCGTGTTGGTTTAAAAGATGGAGTTTTAAAACGAGGACTCAAAGCAATAACTGGCACAGACACATATAAAACTTTAGAAGATAGAGGTTTTAACGCAGCTGTTCTTATGAGTGAAGGTTTTGATCAAATATATAACTTACTATCTGGAATACCTGGTTTAGCAGAAGGTGGACGTATTGGTTACAAGGATGGACCAGATCAACCTGGTAGAAGAAAGTTTATGAAAATGGCTGCAGGTATTGCATCACTAATTCCTGGACTAAGCATGATTGGTAAAGGAGCTAAAGTTGCAGCACCTGTTGTTGCAAAAGCAACTGAACTTACAGGACCAGCATTAGCTAAGATTGTAGAGACAGTCATGTCAGCAGGTAAATTTATATCTTTGAAAGGCAGAAAAGTAAAAGAGATGGTCACTAAAAAGAAATTAGGAAAAGTAGAAGTTGAAGAAGATATTGCAGATGGCAGTTACATAATTAAAAAAGATGGTAAAGAAATTTATTATAAACCTGGAAGAATGGATGAGACTGGCGGCATTGAAGACGACATCATAGAAGTTATTGAAGACAGAGTTAAAAAAGCAGGTGGCGGTATCGGTTACATGTTAGGAGAATAATGAAGTTCGGTCCTAAAGAAACAAAAGAGCTAAACGAATATTTACGAACTGGTAGAAATTTAACCAGAGAGTTTATGGCAGACCTGACAGATGATCTTGAGCCAGGTTCCCTGAAAGATGAATTACTAAAAGACTTTGACCCATCACAAGAAACCTACGAAGAATACTTACAAAGAAAAAGTTTAGAAAGACCATTTAATATGGCTGATGGTGGACGTATTGGATTTAAAGATAGAGGCTATGTAAAAATGACTCCAGAGGAAAGAGCTGCAGCTTATGCAAAAAGATTTAATGCAGCTAAAGCAGCAAAAGAAGCAAACTTTAAAAGTTTGGTGGATAAAATTTTTAAAACGGAAGACTTTGCAAATTTTAAAGCTAAACCAACAGAATCACAATTAAGATTTGCTAAAAGAGCTGGCAAAGTTAGAGCGGGCACAGGAATTGTTCCAGCGCAGTATATTAAAGAATTTAACCAAGCAATTAAGGCAGGAGTTAACTCACCAGAGTTTAAAAATATATTAAGAATAACTGGTAGATCCACAGAAGATATCTTAAAATTAAATGAGTTAAGACCTGGTGGAGCAGTGCCTATGAAAGTTAGAGCTGAGGCTGCTGCAAAATCTTTTCCCGAAGATAGAAAAAAAACAGAACTTGAAAAAAAAGAATCTGCAAAAAAAACTAAAGTCAAAAGAGCAGGTTTTGAAAAAGAAGCAAAAAAGTTTGCTAGTGAAGCAGATTTACAAGATATTAAATTAATAAATCAAGGTAAACAAAACATAAACAAGTTTTTTAAAAGTAATCCTGATGCAATTAATGATACAGCGTTTGGTAGAAATATAAAAAACATGATGTCTATAAGAATTGGTAAAGATGGTAATTTTTATTCTAGGCTGATGCCAGATGATTATTATCTTAAAAAAGCAAAAGAAGGAAAACTTTTTGATATTTTTGATATGAAAGCTGTAAAGAGTGGATCTAAATTTGTTAGGGTTCCTTACAATATAAATATTACGCCGGGTCAATTTAATTCAGCTTTTATCGAAGGACAGGTTAACAAACTTTTTACAAAAGGCGTAAATGCAGACGCTGTTAAAAATTTAAATAATTTTTTAATAGATAAAAATATTAGAGTAGAACTACCTAACGTCGGATATGTGGGTGCAAAACCAGATGTGGCTGCAACAGCTGGAACAAAACAAGGCACTAGAACTTTTCCAAGAATTGTTGAGACTCTTAAAAAAATGGAAGCACCTACAAATATTTTAAGAAATTTTATAGACATTGCACCTCTTCCAGGACCACTTAAAGTTTTAAAAAAATTTGCCGATGGAGGCCTATCAGGTGGTGATAAGTCAGGCCCACCACCAGAAAGAGGCCCACTACCTCAAGGGTTGCTATCCCTTAAAAACCGTGTTACAAATATATAGGAGTATTAAATGGCAGAAATAGACAAAGGACTCCCGAACACTAGAACTAAGATTGATGTCCCTTCTGATGAAGAGATAGCAGAACAAGTAGATGTTCAGGAACAAGAACCCGAAAAAGGACCGATAGAAGTTATACCCGAAGAGGACGGTGGTGTAACGTTAGACTTTGAACCAGGATCGATTAACGTACCTGGCACAGAATCACACTTTGATAATCTAGCAGATATTTTACCAGATGATGTTTTAGAACCAATAGGTTCTGAGATGACACAAAACTATATGGATTACAAAGCTTCTAGAAAAGATTGGGAACAATCATACATCACAGGACTAGACTTACTTGGTTTTAAATATGAGAATAGAACAGAACCATTTCAGGGAGCTTCAGGTGCAACACACCCAGTGTTAGCAGAAGCAGTCACACAGTTTCAAGCACAAGCTTACAAAGAATTATTACCAGCAGATGGACCTGTAAGAACACAGGTCATAGGTGTTAAAAGTCCACAGACAGAACAACAAGCGAATCGTGTTAAAGATTTTATGAACTATCTTATTATGGATCAGATGAAAGAATATGAATCTGAGTTTGATTCTATGTTATTTCATCTACCACTTGCAGGTTCTACATTTAAAAAAGTTTACTACGATGTGCCTATGGGCAGAGCAGTATCTAAATTTGTACCAGCCGATGAATTGGTTGTGCCATACACAGCAACAAGTATTGAAGATGCAGAATCTGTAATTCATGTAATTAAAATATCAGAAAACGAATTAAGAAAACAACAGGTCAATGGTTTCTACAGAGATGTAGAATTAGGGCCACCAGGTCATGTAGAAAAAAATGATCTTGATAAAAAAGAAAAAGAATTAGATGGAACAAAGAAGACAGGCAAACAAGAACCTGTTTACACTTTGTTAGAGTGTCATGTAAATCTAGATCTAGAAGGTTTTGAAGATACAAATTCTGAAGGACCAACTGGAATAAAATTGCCCTACATTGTAACTGTAGAAGAAGGCAGCCGAGTAGTGCTCTCCATACGGAGAAACTATGCGCCCAATGATCTAAAGAAAAATAA